ATGCAGCGGCAGTTCGACGAGTTCGCGGGAACGCTCGATCAACTCAACACGCAGGAAGATCCGCTTCACTCGAATTTCAACTACTACACCTGGCGCGAGGAGCTTTACGCGCCGGGAGTCGCGCCGAACTTCATCCAGCACTTGAAGCAGAACGGCGATTCGGAGTTCGCGACGAACGTCGAAGGGCAGCACGTTCTTGACGCGCTCGCGGCCGGTCGCGAGATCATCAGTTGGTGCGCGCATGCGCCGCACGACCCTGTCACGCCGCCGCCGCCGAATAACCAGCCGCCGGGCAAGACCTACGTCGGCGGCGCAACGCACGAAGAGAAGGCGCGCGAGTACTTCATGCATCTCGATTGGTGGCTCGGCCAAGTGATCCCGCTCGCGGTTTCTCTCGGATACGTCGTGTTCTTCGATGGCGACAACGGAACGAGCGGCGAAGGCAAAGGGACGTTCTACGAAGTCGGTCTGAACACGCCGCTCTTCGTTTGGACGAACGGCATCACGCCGCACACGATCGATCGACTCGTTTCGGCGACCGACTACTTCGCGACGATTCGAGAGTTGCGCGGCGAATCGATTCCTGTTGGCGCGGCCGTCGACTCGTTCTCGTTTGCCGACGAGCTCGGGATCGGATTCATCGGCTCGCCGTCGCGCAACTACCTGACGTGCGACGACTCGACGACGCTCGGCGAGGCACCCGACCCTGCGAATTGGACGCGCATGATTCGCAATCAGCGGTACAAGCTGATTCGCACGATCTCAGCCGGAGTTCAGTCCGACGAGTTCTACGACCTCGATGCGGATCCGAACGAACAGAAGAACCTCTACGGATCGCTGACGCAGGACCAGCTCATCGTGTGGACGCGATTGGTTTCGAAGCTTCAGCACGTACCCTAGTCCGCGATGGGAACCGTCGGATACATGAACGCGGTGCGCGCGGCGTTGCGCACCACGACGGGAACCCAGAACTTCACCTGGACGGGATTCGGAACTCCGGTCGGCGCGATCGTTCTCTTGACCGGAGCGACGAACGACAACGCTTCCGCGAATGACAAGCGGTGGTCGGTTGGATTCACCGATCTGACGAATCAGCGCGTTGCCGCGACGATGTCGAAGCACAACGTCGGCACCGGTGTCAACTACCGCGCGGCAGGCAACGCGAAGATCGCGATCCTGATCAAGAACGACGGATCGACGAACGATGTCGAAATCGCGTATTCGGCGACCGTCACCGATGGCATTCAGCTCAACGTCACGAAGACGGATGGGACCGCGTACCTCTGCACGGTGATCTTGATCGGCGGACCCAACGCGAAAGTCTTCGTCGGCGACGTCGACATGCCGAACGGCTCGGCGAACGACACGCTCTCGGTCACCGCTCCGGGATTCCAGCCGAGTTGGATTTTCTTCGCGGGATTGAATCTCGCGCCTTCGTCGGGATCGCCGACGCCTTCGGCCGGCGAAATGACTTCGCTCGGCATTGCCGCGAACACAGCCGGCGGAATCAAGATGGCGCGCGTCACCTACGCGCAGTCGAACGGCAACACGACATCGCGGCCGTCTCTCAATACGCCGGCGGACTTGGTGACGAACGTCCAGAACGTTCTGACGAGCGCTGCGAGTACTCCGCTCACGAAGTCGGTCGGCATTTCGGTTTCGGCTTTTGGCGCGAGCGGGTTCACGGTCACGAACGTCAACGGCGGCGACCCGCCTTCGAGTGCGTACATCGCCGTCGACCTCGGGCAAACGCCTGACTTGCAGCTTCTGCAGAGCCCGGCGACGACTCCGGGGACGAAGACCGTCGCGATGACGAACGCCGGCATGGCGCTTTTCCTCTCGACGCAAGTCGCGGCGACCGGAGACCAAGCAGCGACGACGGCCGGCGAAATCGGAATTGGATTCGCGTCGCGATCGGAGGAGTTCTCGATCGCGCAGAACGAAAAGGACGCGGCGACAACGACCGTTGCTCGAGTCGTTTCGACGTCGAGCTCGATCAACGTCAAGCTCGAAGACAACTCCGGCGCCTCGATCGTCGGCAGCTCGTCGTTCGACAACACACAGATCACCGTCAACTTCACGACGGTCCAGGTCACTGCGCGCAATCAGTACATCCTGATTCTGCCGACCGCGCTTTTCCAAGCGACCGCGGCCGGCACGTTCAAGCAGATGTCGGGCAGCGCGACCGCCGTCGAGGTCTTCACTTCGACCGCAGCCGGTTCGTTCCAGCACATGACCGGGACCGCTGTTGCGGTCGAAGTCTTCGTTGCGAGTGCTGGTGGAACTTTCCAGCACGCGACTGCCGCAGCGATCGCGGTCGAAGCGTTCGTCGCAAGCGCCGCTGGAACCTTCAAACAGGTCAGCGCGTCCGCTGTCGCGCAGGAAGTCTTCGCTGCAAGCGCCGCTGGTTCGTTCCAGCACATGACGGGCGCGGCAGTCGCGCAGGAAGTCTTCGTCTCGACTGCAGCCGGCTCGTTCCAACACATGACGGGCGCCGCGACGGCGCAAGAAGTGTTCATCGCGAGCGCGGCTGGCACATTCCAGCATTGGACCGCTGCCGCAACTGACGCCGAAGCATTCGTCGCGACGGCCGCAGGCACTTTCCAACACGCGACTGCGAGCGCGACTGCGCTCGAGGTCTTTGTCTCGAGCGGCGCAGGAACTTTCGCGCCGATGAGCGGATCCGCCACCGCGCAGGTGGTGTTCATCGCGAGCGGCGCGGCGACGTTCCAGCATCTCGTTGCGACCGCTGTTGCATTCGATGCATTCGTTGCGACTGGCGCCGGCACTTTCAAACAGGTCAGCGCCTCAGCGGCAGCTTTGGTGGTGTTCTCGGCGAATGGTGCCGGCGTCTTCCAACACTGGGTCGCGGCCGTTCTCGCCGACTTGCCGACTGCGTGTTCGGTCGCAGCGACGTTCGCGCCGATGCGCGGCGGGACAATCAACGCGCAGATCCAGTACAAGGTTGCGGCTGCCGGCGCGTTTGCGATGTGGATTGCGCACGCGAGCGATTCGAAGTTCAGCGGTTGCCCGACCGACCTTGCGGCATCCACGCAACGCATCACCGCGCTCGCGGCGAGCACGTCTTTGGAGTCGGACCTCGCGGCGAGCTACGATCGCGTCACCGAATTGAACGGGAGCACTTGCTAATGGTCGTCTCTGATCTCGCGTTGAGTTGGTACTGCAACAACAAGCACGTGTTGCGGTTCACGGTCACCGATGACGACACGGTCGGATCGCCGGCGAAAGACATCACCGGCAAGTACCTGAAATTCGCGTTGACGAAAATCGTCAACGGTCAGCCGGCCACGAAGTCGACGAGCGTGCTGATCGAAAAGGAAACCGGAACTGGAATCGTCACGACTGACGGTCCGAATGGAATCTGCGAAGTGACGGTCCTCGACACCGACACCGAGAACTTGAAGCCCGGCGATTACTACTTCGAGCTCGAGCTGTTCGAACCTGGTCCGTCCGATGGACTCGTGATCGCAACCGGCACCGCAACGCTTCTGCCGAACGTGGTGAATCCATGACCAGCACGCTCGCGATCGGGATCAACAGCTACTACACCGAGGCGCAGATCGATGCGTACCTCGGCGACTCGCTCGTCGCGTCGACGGCTTGGTCTGCGGTCGACGACGACGCGAAAGCGCAAGCGTCGATCGAAGCGTTTCGTCGGTTCTCGACGTTGCGATGGATGGGCGCGCAAGCCGGCGACCAAATCGTCACCGCGATCGCAGTTGCGAACGGCGGCGCCAACTACGCCATCGACGATTTGTTGACCGTCGTCGGCGGAACGTTCGGCGAGGCCGCTGTCGCGCGCGTCTTGACTCTCTCCGGCAGCGCAGTCGCAACGGTCGAGATCCTCGACGTCGGCACGTACGACCCAACGCTCGCGGTGCCAACGAATCCGGTCGCGACGACGACGAACGGCAGCGGCACCGGCGCGACGCTCAACCTCACGTTTGGAAAGCAGACCGCCGACTTTCCGCGCATCGGATTGACCGATCAGTACGGCAACCCGATCAGTTCAACGACGACGCCGGTCGGCATCATTCGCGGCCAGATGGAGTTCGCGTTCGCGCTTTCGCAGAACCCGTCGCTCGTGAGCGTTGCGAGCACAGGCACCAACATCTCGCAAGTCCAAGCTGGCCCTGCCGGCGTGCACTTCTTCCGTCCCGGCTACGCGGCCGATGGAACTCCCGGCGTTCCGTTTCCGATTCCGGTTTGGAACTACATCAAGTGGTTCCTCGTCGGCGGAGTCGCGCGCGCCGGCATCGCGAGCGGAACGACTGGGCATTCGGAGTTCGAGCGTTATCCGCGCGAGTACGATCTGTTCCAGGGGTATTGAGAGAGAGCTGCTGATCCATGGGCATCCCGCTCTTCGGCGTCGACATCGCAGGCATCGTGAAGAATGCGATGGCTTCGACTTTGCCGATCGTGCAGCTCGTCAAGAAGACGAACGGGACGCGCGTTGCGACGGCTCTCACCGCAGGAACGAATCCGAAGTCCTCGACTTCGACCGCGCGCGGGTTCACGTCGTACTTCAAGGACAGCCAAGTCAACGGCACCACGATTCAGAAGGGCGATCGCAAGGTGCTGATCATCGGCGACACGCTGCCTGCGGGAGTTGTGCCGGAGCCAGCCGACTCGATCATCGTCGAAGGCGTGACGATGGTGATTGTCGAAGATGGCGTGCAGCGTGACCCTGCCGCAGCGACCTACGAGTGCCACGTTCGAATTCGATGAGCGATCGAGTCGAAATTCCGTTTCGCGCGTGGGACGAGTTTCATTGGCTCGCCGACGATGGAAAAATCAAACCGGGTCCGGCTTGGACGTTCGACCCCGACGGACTCGTCTATGTCGTTTGCAAGTGCGGAGTCATTCTCGGATCGCCGAAGAACCATTCGATCGACGCCGACGGAACGGTGAACGCTTCGATCATCGACAACCAAGAGAGCATGGGCGCGGGCAACTGCGGATGGCACGTCTTCGGTCGACTCCTCGATTGGAAGTATGGAGCGATGCCGGCGGGTGCGGCGAAGGTCGTCGCGAAGTAGAGTCGCGCCGTGGCAACCTTCGATTCGCAAGAGCTGATTCAGAATCTGATTTCGCGCGCGCAGACGAAAATCAAGACGCAGTTCATGGCGATCGTCGCGCAGTTGCAGCGCGAGAACTCACTCGACGATCTCGCCGAGCTCATCGCGAAGAACGACATCAACGGCGCGCTCGAGCTGCTCGACGCAGCTGCGAATCGGCTCGCGAACACGATCAACGGAATCTTCCTTTCGTCTGGCGCGTCGATCATGGAAGCGCTCGCCGACAAGCTCGATGTCGTTGTCTCGTTCGACCATGTGAACAATCGCGCAGTGCAGTTGATGCAGGCGAACCAGCTCGAGCTCGTGACGAACTTCACGGCCGAGCAACGGCTCGCCACGAGCGAGGCGCTCACGCAAGGCGTGGCCGATGGATTGAACCCGCGCGAGATGGCGCGCGCGTTTCGCGACTCGATCGGGCTCACGCGCAACCAAGTGCTCGCGGTCGACAACTACGAATCGATGCTCGAGAACTTGGACTCGAGCGCCTTGCTTCGCGAACTTCGCGACGCGCGTTTCGACCCGACGATTCGAAGTGCGATCGACGATGACCGCGCGCTTTCGCCCTCCGAAATCGAACGCATGGTCGAGCGATACCGACAGCGCATGCTCAAGTACCGCGCGAACCGAGGCGTTGCCGGCAGTGCACCAAGCGTCCGAAGAAGTCACGACGCAGGTTGTCGAGAATGGAATCGCGGACGCCGGCGACGTGCAACGAACGTGGAAATCGGCGCACGACAATCGCGTGCGCGATCCGGAGATTGGTTCGAAGACATCGCATCGCACGATGCATAACCAGGTTCGCGGCTATCGCGAGGCCTTCGAATCAGGCGCCGGCAACCTGCTGATGTATCCCGGCGACCCGAATGCGCCGCCCGAGGACCGCATCCAGTGCCGATGCGCAGTTGCGACTCGAATCTCGATCTGATACGACTCGGGTCATTCGAGCGATCGAAAACGTGAACGGAGACCAGCGATGACGCAAAGAGTCAACCAGGAAGTCTATTTCAAGGGCGGCATCATCGTCGCGAACAAGTCGGACCAGGTCTTGGTCCCCGCGACCGGTGTCGTCATGGACGACAAGTCCAAACTCCCGCGCGTCGTGCGTTTCACGCTCGCCGGTTTCGCGATCGCAGTGCCCGCTGCGAACGACTACGGCGGCAAGAAGTTCTGCGATCTGCCGAATCGAAACCTGACCATCATCGGCGCGGCCGCGAGCCTCACGCTCGTGAAGGGCGGCGTCACGAACGGACTCGTCGCGACGACCGATTTGAAGGTTGGCGTTGGCACCGCAGTCGCGAGCGCGATTCCGATCGCGACCACGATGCAGAACGTGATCAACCTCGCCGACGTCACGACCGACGCGTTGTCGGTCACCTTCGCGAAGAACGCCAACGCGAACGGCACGCCGGCGAACATCTTCGTCGCTGCCGGCTCGAGCAATTCGCTCTACCTCAACGTCTCGGCGACCGGTGGCATCACCGCCGACGACACGTTGACCGCGTCCGGTTGGATCGACATCTACTACATCGACAACGGCGCGTGATCTTCGGCGCGTAGCGCACGCACGAAATGGAATCGGTTTCGAATCGAGTGTTGCAAGTCCAAGGGGATCGCGATGGCGCGATATTCGCGGAGGTCTGCAAGCTCGACAAGAAGCACGGCATCGTCTTCGGGTTCGGGATCGTCTGCAAAGACGAAGACCGCGGTGGCGATGCCGGCTACACCGACCTGCAGAAGGAGTACGTTCCCGAGGACGTGATGTTCGACGCCTCGGTCGACTTCTCCCTCAACTCGCGCGCGACTGACGTGATGCACGACAACGAAGAGGATGGCGTCGCAGTCTTCCTCTTCCCGCTCACGACCGAGATCGCGAAGGCGCTCGAGATCACGACGAAGAAAACCGGACTGCTCGTCGGCATGAAGCCGTCGAAGGAAACATTCAAGCGGTTCGAGTCGGGCGAGCTGCGCGCGTTCTCGATCGGCGGCAAGGGCTACGTCGTCGAGGAAGAGGTCTAGCGATGGCCGACAAGACGACGCGCCTGCGCTACACGAAGTTGCGGCTCGAGAAAATCTCGGCGGTCGATCGGCCGGCGCAGGAAGGCGCGGTCGTCGTCATCGCGAAGCGCGCGTTCTCGGCCGACGAACGAAAGAAGCTCGCGGAGTCGGGTGCTGCCATGCCCGATGGTTCGTACCCGATCGAAAACAAGAACGATCTGCGCAACGCGATCCAAGCGATCGGGCGCGCGAAATCGCCCGGTGCCGCAGCTGCGCACATCAAGCGGCGAGCTCGCGCACTCGGCGCGCTCGACATGCTGCCCGAAACCGGCGTGCTCGCGGTGGCGAAGAGTGCCGATGGATCGGTCGACGAGTCGCAGTTCAACGACGCCGGTGGTGTCTCGAAGGCGATCTCTGGCTACGAAAAGCCGGCGATGACGAACGAGGTTCGCGGCCACGTTCACTTGCTCGAGCTCAACACGACTGCGGGTCAGACGAGCTACGCAACGTCGGATCCGCCGTCGATGACTTCGAATTCTTCCGGCGCATCCAGCGTCTCGTACTCGAGCGCGCACGCGCACTCGTACATCGTCGACTCGAAAGGAGACGTGACAATCGGTGTCGCCGATGGTCATACTCACACGGTCGCGGTCAAAGCAATCAAGAGCGATGTCGCAAAAGGCGACGCGGAAACCAACTCGAAAACTTCGGAGAACGGAAACATGGAAGCCACCGCAACGGAGACCAAGAAGAACGACGCCGATCGAATCAGCGTCTTGGAATCCGAACTCGAGACCGCGAAAGCTCTCGCTTCGATGAACGACGCGCAGCGCGCGTACCACGCGAAGCTCTCGAAGAGCGATGCGATCGCGTTCGAGAAGATGGCTCCGAGCGAACGTGAGTCGACGGTCGCGAAATCGCTCGAACGCGATCGCGTCGTCTACAAGAGCGTCGACGGAACCGAATTCCGCGCGAGCGATGATCCGCGTCTCGTCGCGATGGCGAAGCGCGCCGACGAAAGCGCGCGCGAGCTCGCGACCGAGAAGGCTCTCCGCGAAGTCGAGGTCTACAAGCGACGCGCGGAAACCGAACTCGCCCACCTGCCGGGTACGGTCGAGACGCGCGTCGCGCTCCTCAAGTCTGTCGATTCGATTCCGGACGCGACGGAACGCGCGAACGCGCTGAAGGCTCTCCACGCAAACAACACGTCGATGGCCGAAGCGTTCAAGCGCAAGGGTGGCAAGCCGGCCGCGGAAGATTCGGACGACGACGAAGACGATCCGCAAGACAAGATCGACGCGAAGGTTTCGAAGATCGCGACCGAGAAGGGCATCACTTTCGAGAAGGCGATGAGCGAGTTCCTCGACACCGAGGAAGGTCAAGAGCTCTACAGCCAGATCGAAACGCCGGTCGATTCGCGCGGCGTCGGATCTTCGCGCTGAGCAACTTCTGCAGGCAGCCAACCAACCACGTCACCAATCAATTCGCTGCGCAAGCGGCGATCGCCGATCGAACTTTTCCGAGACCACCGAACTAGGACGAACCAATGAGCTTCTTCGAGAATTGTCGGGCAATCACTGCGACCGCAGGGGCTGCCGTTCTCATCGGTCGATTCGTTCGAATCGACTCGACCGGCAAGGCGAGTCACGTCGGCACCGCGCAAGCGATCGTCGACGGCATCTGCGGGATGAGCGAGCCGACGGTCGGCCACACGTTCCCGATGATCATCGCCGATGGTTGCATCGCGAAGGTCGAAGCCGGCGCCGCAGTGAACGTCGGCGATCTCATCGCGAGCGACAATGTCGGCCGCGCGATTCCGTTCGTCGATGCTGCTGGCAATGTCGCCGTCGGCGAGTGCGTCGCGAATCCCGCGGCGGGAGCAGGAACGTTCGTTTCGATTCAATTCCTGCACAAGAAGACCGGCGCCGGTACTTGATCCGGGTCTTTCGCTGAACCTCGATTCACGAACAAACCAAACCACGAAAGAACCCAGAGGAACAAACCAATGACCTCGACTCTTCAAGCTCGTCGGACCGCGAAGGCGCGATCGCTCGCGTCGCGTTCTCCGCGTCTCGTTCAGAAGGCCTACGTGCAGCCGTCGATCAACGACGTGCACGTCAACCGGCCCCTGACGAACATCTCGGTCGCGTTCATGCAGGACGCGGAAGGTTGGGTCGCCTCGAAGGTGTTCCCGATGGTGCCGGTCGAGAAGAAGTCGGACCGCTACTTCCTCTACCAGCGCGACGCGTTCAATCGTCACGAGATGCGTGAACGCGCGCCGGCCACCGAGTCCGCGGGCGGCACCTACACGATCGACAACACGCCGACGTACTTCGCGCGAACGTACTCGTTCCACCGCGACATCCCCGACGACATCCGGGGCAACGCCGACGTGCCGTTGAATCTCGATCGTGAAGCGACCGAGTACCTCACGCTGAAGCAACTGCTCCTGCGCGAGAAGGTGTGGGCCGCGAACTACTTCGTCACCGGCGTGTGGTCGAACGAGTACGCCGGCGTCGCCGGCACTCCGGCTGCGTCGCAATTCCAGCAGTGGGATCAAGCTGCGTCGAAGCCGATCGAGAACGTGCGTTTCATGCGCACGGCCACGAAGCTCAAGGGCGGCATCCGTCCGAACACGCTCGTGCTCGGTCGCTACGTGTGGGACGCGTTGATGGACCACCCGGACATCATCGCGCGCCTCGACCGCGGCCAAACGACCGGCCCGGCGCAAGCCAACATGGACGCGCTCGCCGCGCTGTTCGAAATCGACCAGATCCTCGTGATGGACGCGATCGAGAACACCGCGCTCGAAGGCGGAACCGAATCGAACGCGTTCATCGGCGGCAAGCACGCGCTGCTCGTCTACGCCGCGCCGACGCCGGGCATCATGACGCCGACCGCTGGCTACACCTTCGTGTGGACCGGTGCGCCGGGAGCGAGTGGTGCCGGCACGCGCATCACGAAGATCCGCGCGCCGCTCATCCGCAGCGACCGACTCGAGATCGACGACGACTTCGACATGAAGGTCGTCTCGGCCGATCTCGGGTTCATGTTCTTGAACGCGGTCGCCTGATCCGAATCCGACCGAGCCATTTCGATTCCTTGGACCCGGTCGGTTGGCCTCAAGCTGACCGATCGGGTTTTTCTTCCAGCAGATGTCCGGCTAGTTCGAGCAGAATCAACCGATGGCCACCGCCCAGTCGACCGCCGAAGTCGCCACCGCGCCCGCGCCCGTCCGCGGCCCGGAGCGCCCGCGTCATTGGCGCGAAAAGTTCGACCCGAACGCCGACTTCATCTTTCGTCGCCGGCTGAAACTCGGCGTCGAGGGGATGCCCGAGTTCGTCGAACCGGGCGATGCTGTTCCGCGTGGAACATTCCACGCTGGCCGACTCGCGATGTGGTGGCGCGCAGGATTCATCGGCATCGCGCCGGTGCAGTCGAATCTCGGATCCAAGGGTGCCGCCAAGCCCGGTGCGCCGAAGCAAACCAAGGCCGTCATCGGCGCGCTGCGCGGCGGCTGGTTCCAAGTGACCATCCACCCGGCCGATGGCTCGCCGGTCGTCACGCGCCGCATCCGTGGGCGCGCGGCGGTCGACTCGATCGTCGACGCCTACGACGCGGTCATCGTCGAACAGGCGCTCGAGCAAGAGGCCGTGGGCGCCCAGCCGCTTTCCGAGGTCCACGCCGAGCTCGAGAAGCATCGCAAACCGCCGCCCGAGTCGAACCATTTGCGCAGCGCGCGTCGCGCGTGGACGGTCAATCCTTCCATGTCGCCCGCGGCCGCACTCCCCGAGGAAAGCGAACCCGACTACGAAGACCCGGAGAATGCGAGCACGTCCACATGATGTGGGAACGACTCATTCTCGCCGCGCTCAGCGCGCCAGGGTTGCCGATCCTTCAGGGCGAAGTTCAGGGCCAAGCAGGATCGACCGTCTTCGGTTCGAACACGGCGATCGACACCGGCACCGTTCCCGAAACCGTTTGGTCGGACTCGGGACTCTACCCGTGGCAAGCCGCCACGCCGTTCTCGCTCGAGATCCTGAGCTCGAGCGCGAACGACACGTCGGCCGGCACCGGCGCGCGAACCGTCACCGTCGTCGGCCTCGACGCGAACTGGGCGGTTCAGACGCAAGTCGTTTCGATGAACGGCACGAGCGTTGTCGCGCTCACCGGGACTTGGCTGCGCGTCAACTCGTGCGTGGTCACGACGACCGGTTCGGGCGGAACCAACGCGGGCAACATCACATTGCGCCTCGCCTCGGCCGGCGCCAAGCAAGCGCTGATCGCGACCGGCGCCGGCGCCGCTGCGATGGCGATCTACACCGTCCCGGCCGGCCAGACCGCGTACTTGCGATCGTGGCGCGCGACCGGGAGCTCGGTCGCGACCGTCGGCATCTTCGCGCGCGACAACACCGGCACCGCTGGATTCCAGCTGCGCGACCAGGTGATCACGCCGGGGCAATCGAGCTACGGCATCCCGCTCGTCTTCACGCAGAAGACCGACATCGACGTGCGTGCGACTGCGGTCGCTTCCAACGGTTCAACGGTTGCCGCAACGCTGGACCTGATCATCACCACGCCGTGAGGCGCGCCGCGCGCGCGAGCAACTCATGGCGTTCGAAAATCTCGACGACATCAAGCGCGGGTTGAGAGCGTTCGCCACGAAGGTCGTCGTCAAGCTCGTTTTCGACATCACCGCGAACTTGCGCGCGGCGCCAGACGAAGGCGGCACGCCGGTGGACACAGGCTGGGCGCGCGCGAACTGGATCCCGTCGATCGCGCAGTCCGTCGACGAACCATTCGGGTCGCGCGTCAACGTCTCGAGCGATGCGCAAGACGCAGGGCTCGCGAGCGTTGGTGCCTACACGCTCGATCTCGGGCAGATCTACGTCACGAACCCGGTGCCGTACATCCAATCGCTGAACGACGGCCACTCGCAGCAGGCGCCTGCAGGGTTCGTCGAGCGTGCGATCGAGAAAGCCGTGTTCGAGGATTCGCAGGGGCTCGCCGCATGACCACTATCGGCGAAGCGAGCGAGGCCGCGTACGAACGGTGGAAGGCGAACACCACGCTTTCGGCTGCGCAGTACTGCTTCGACAACGAGCCGTTCAAGCCGCCGACGAACAGCGCGTGGGCGCGATTCTCAATTCGCCAGATGCCCGGAACGACAGCGACTCTCGGTGCACCTGGATCGCGCAGATACACGAGGCGTGCGCGCGTGTTCGTCCAACTCTATGATCAACCGAGCGCGGGTCGTGCAAATCTCGACGTGCTCGCCAATCAAGTGCTAACGATCTTCGAAGGCGTTCGATTTTCTGGTCTGCGTTTCTTCGCCGCCGATCCTGTGCGCGAAGGACCGTCAGATGGAAAGTGGACGCAATTCGTGGTGACTGTGCCGTTCGACTACATCGAGACCAAGTAGGAGCAATACGCCATGGGTCAAGTCCTGACGAACAACACCGCACTTGCGGTGGCGCGCGAAAACACGCTCGGCATTCTTCCGGGATCTCCCCCGGGTTCGACCGCGACTTGGCACACGCTCGAGCCGAACAGCCTCGGGAAGATGGGCGCGACGATCAAGACGACCGCGCGCAGTCCGATCTCGAAGCTCCGTCAGCGCCGTGCGAGCAAGACCACGGACCTCGACGAAG